ATCAACACTTGCAAATGCGCTTACATCTAAAGCTATTTGTAACGCTTCTTGTGCAGCAGCAGTTGAACCAAAGGCTGCCGTCAAACGACCAAAAGCGGGGCGCAACTCATCATCTACTACTGAAAATTGTTTTTGAAGCGCCGTAATGTTTTTTTCTACACTTACAATTTGCGCATCTGATGCACCAATTGTATTGCGTAAAGAATTAGCAAGTAATGCCTGAGATTTTTGATCTTCCATTGCAGCCTGAACTGCATCTTTGCCAATCTTGGCTGCAAGGGCAGCGCTTGCAATAGCAGCAACACCAAATGCTTTTGCAGATTTCTTGGCAAATCTATCAATGTTTTTACCAAGTTTGTTAATATCTTTTTGAGCAGCCTTTGAACCTTTATCAGAATACTGGGTGAGGATGCGGGCTACAACTGCGCCAACTGCCATTTATTTAGCTCGCTCTCCCTGTAGGTGTTTTTGTAAATCGGCTTTTGCTTGTTCTAAAGCACGATTTACATTTTCTTCAATTTTTGCTCTATCTTTATCTACAACGCGCCATACTACACGCGAAGCCTTGCCAAATCTGTTGCCAATTGTGCGTAAAAACTGGCCGCTTGAGGATTGTGCAGTCATTCGTTTAGTTCCTGATGCAACACGACCAGCAACTTCAAAAATTGAACCTGCTGCAGATTTATTTAGCAACGCTCCAGCACTTGTTGTGTAATCGCCACGAACCTTGCCTTGCGATTTTGTCTTTGTAATTTTGCTTTTGATTTCTCCAGCGTTCCACCCTGGCCAACCAGCACCACCGCGAGTGCGGCCTTTGGCAGCATCTGCCTTACGCCAACCGCTCATTGGTGGTTCTTCACTAATGATGTTACGAGCATCTTTTTGAGCGCCAGCAAGTTCAGTATTGATAACCTTGTTGAAACGCTTAACGGCATCTTTATCAAATTCTTTTAAGGCATCAATTGTTTCTTTGATACCCGTAAGAACAATTACTTCATCCGCCATTGGCTTTAGCTCGTTCCTTCATATAGATCATGATTGCTTCCAAGATACCTTCAGGCGCATCAAGTAAATCACTGATGGGAATACCTGTTTCAACCGCAACGGCTGCAATCGTATAAGTTAGGCTGTTGCGGTGGATTCGAAAGAACTATCACTGTCCAATTCCGCGCTTACGATAGTATCTAAGAATTCAGGTCCAAAAAGTTTTACAACAACTCCATTAACCTGCATCGCTTTCCAAGCAAGCCAATAGATATGTTCAATTTTTTGTTGTTCTCCAAGCAACTTTGGCATACCTGCACCAAAGTTTTGCTCAAATGCAACGATGATGCGAGGCGTTAACCTGTAAGAAGCCTCAACACCATCGGTTGTCTTTACCTTTACCGCTAATCCATCCATCTTTTCCCCCTAGTTTATACGATTGATTTTGTTATATTGCCTGAAATTGGCCACGAAACCTGAACAGTGGATAGGCTTCCCAATTCACCTGATACAGATTGCCATTCAGTAATTATTGCATTGAATGTATATTTTGGATTGTTTGCACTTACTGCAGCATTGACTGGCCTAATTTCCATTGGAACAGATGTTCCAAGTCGCGTATTTGCCATTGAAGTACCATTGACAACCCTTTCAAGTTGATTGTCGGCATAATCTTGATTGAACTGAAAAGTTACAGAATTATCAAACACACCAGCCTGGCGCGTTCTTGATTGTGCGCCAATTTGAGTTGTGTCAATTGTATCCACGCTTGTTTTCAATTCTATCTGTGTCACAAATTCCGAAATGTCGCTACTTGCAAATAGCACATAAGCGTTATTGAGAACAAGGCGTGGCATTTATGCAATAGCTTTTGTGATTGCGCCTGAGATTGGCCAAGTTGCAGAAATCGTTGATAACTCGCCCACGCCACCTTGAAGGTTTTGCCACTCTGAGCAAACGGCCGTGAAGGAATATGAAGGATTGGTTGCACTGACTGCACTTGTTGTTGGCTTGATAATAACAGTTGGTGATGTTCCAACAAGTGATGAGCCAACTGCATTGATTGATACTTCAGGTCCTAGTGCTGCAAAATCCTGATTAAATTCTAGCGTTACAGAATTATCTTTTAACCCAGGCAGCCTGGTTTTTGATGCTGCGCTTCCCATTCCTGTAGTTTCTACTACATCAACACTTGTTGAAAGTGTAACGCTAGTTAAAAACGCGCTAAGGTCAACACCATTTACTGTTACTGATACATCTGTTAATACTAAGCGTGGCATTATTTTACTTCCTCTACTGGTTTGATTGCTGCGGTGTTTTTTAGATGTCCACTTGCAACTAAGGCATCAATGTTGAGGCCTAGTTCAAGCAATTCTTTCTCGGTGATTGATTCACCTTTCTTCTTCGGTGTGAATACATCCGATGTGACTGTGTAGCTCATTTTTCTCCTTATCCCCAAACGGTGAGACGGTAACGGTACGAAAGAAACTCAATATCCCCAGCGGCATAAGTTCCCGCTTCGGCAGATGTGACACGCAAAGTGTTGCAAGCCCCACCAAGAGTTAAATCAGATTCAATTGCTGCCTTGATTGAGTAAGCCCCGCTGCCTGCAAGGTACTTATCAAGATCGTTTTGGCCTGAACGCTCTGTAAAACGCTGAACCAAAACAACAACATCAAGGTTTGCCTGGTCTAAACCACGGGCATTGTTCAAATCAAATGTGAAATCTAACTGGCCAACGATGGCTGCTGGTGCAACTGGCACCGTAGGGATTAGTTCATAAACGCGCATCCCTTTAATAGTCTCTAGGTTGGCTTTTAAGCCATTTCTAACCTCACTTGGCAACATTATACGGCCATGCCATTGTTCTTGCGTAGGGGGCGCAACAGTGCCTCAACATCGGCATCTAGCTTTGCAGCCAAGCGAACTGTTCCTAAATCTGTGTTGCCAGCAATGCCAAATGGTGATTGGTTGCGAAGGAACAGGCGTGCGGCTTGAATTTTTGCTGCAGTCTTTACCTCATAAGGCACTTCAGACCAGCCAAATACACCTTTAACACGAACAGATTGCGGCAATAATTGTGGGAAAACATAGGAACCGATTGCCAAAATGCGGTTGCGTGGCCATCCACGGGAAGGGTTGTTAACAGGCTCAAACATTCTGTCTGAGATATTCCAAATAGTTGAGTAGTTTTGATCAAAAAAATCATCAGTTGCAAGTTGTGTAATGCTCACAAAGTCATCAATGGGGAGAATCCACCAGTTGTCAGGCGTGTAGTAACGAGTTGCAGGCAATAATTCGGTGCCATCCTTGTAAAAAAAGCGGCCACAATAATCATCAATTTGGCGTGAAGCGGTTGCAATGGCAAGTTCAAGGGCAGCATTGTCCAATGAATCTTCAAGATTCAAGGCTGCCTTTACATCGTTCAGTGTGCAATAACCGTTAGTGATCGCCACGCTTTATTCTCGTTTCTACTTTGGGAAGCATTGCGCGTTCCAGTTGTGGAACGGCGGTAGCGGTTTCCTTTGATTTTACCTTAATTCTTAAAATTCGTTTTATGCGTTCCATATATCGTGCTGCCTATCATCTAACCAGTAGCTTTTTGAGTGAGGCAGTATCGCGCCTGTGTGAACATAGATTGGAAAACCTAAAGAGCGAACACGGCGGCAAAATTGTAAATCTTCGCCAATCCATTCACCGTTGATAGGTCCATCCCAAAACCAACACCAATCTTTGCCCTGGTGTGGGTCGGCATCTGCCTGAATTGCCTCAAGCACGCTGCGGTGGATTAGCAAACATCCAGTGCCTGCTGCATCTACTTGGAAAACTGAATCTTTATCGTATTTATTTAATGGCAAGAAGCCTTCAGGGGCATCTTCAAAAATTGTTGGCACTGGTTGTGGGTATGGATAGCCTGTTTCAAAACTGGCAAATACCAAACCTGCTACAACTGGGCGCTCTGTATCGTGCGCCGTTTCAATTAACTTATCAAATGCTTCAACAGATAGTTGCTCATCTGAATCCATCATTAGCAACCAATCAGATTTGGTTTCTAAGAATTGCTTAACCAAGCGATTGCGTTGCTTTGAAAGCAAACCTGAACCTTTGATGCGAACAAATGGGCCAAGTCGTGATGATCGTGACTGAGCAACCTGAATCAAGCTAAACGCAAACCCGCCGTTAACTGTTCCTGGGTCACAACTGCCGATTGAAACTTTATGTGCTGACTTCATAGATTCCCCCGAATCATTTAAGAAGTAAGAGGCGGGTTAGTCGGGGGAGAAAAACCCGCCTCTTACAATTTGTTAACTTTCGATTAGAAAGTTGGTGCTACCAAACCAGTGCCTGAAATAATTGAGGCTGCTAGTGGGTAACGCCCTGCAGTGAACGCGCCGTAACCATAAACAACTGTCTTGAGAGTCAATGACCCTGCAATTGTCTGATCGAATGAAAGCGCGAATGGTGACCCAGCCTGCTCCCAAAGGTGCATTTCAGGTGCTGCAACAACATAGATTTCATCCTGGTTTGTTGCTGCGCCGTATGCAGTGCCAACATTTGCATCAGTAACAACAGGTAGGCCCATGATTGAGTAACCTGAGTTACCGTATTGAGCTAATCCTGCGCCTGCTGCAACTGAGTTCATTGGACCGTTTGCAGTTGGTACTGCGATTGGGCGGCCTGTTGTGTCTGATGAAGCAAGAATTGCTGCTAGACGGCGTGGGTGCATGATGATGTGAGTTGGTGCAATGAAAACATTGCTTTCAACTTGCTGGTACGCATCTGCCAACTTTGAGTAAAGAAGTGCAGTTGTTGGTGTTGTTGCTGTGTAAGTGATTGCATTTCCACCAGCATTGCGAATACCTGTGAACTGACCATTTGAGCCTGTTCCATTTAGAACCTGTGCATCAACTGTTGTGTGCCATGAACGGATTAGGTCAGCAACAACAAATGTGTCAATACCTGTTCCTCTTTCTACCGCCTGGCGTGATAGATCAGCTTGGCCTGCGATGGTGCGTACAGGAATTGAAAGTAGTGTGTCATCAGGGTCTGTCAAAGAAACTGCAGTGTTCTGTGTTTCCTGAATTGCAGTTGATGTTCCTGTTGTCATACGGCTGATTTCCAATGACATACCAGCAGCAGGCAATGTGTGCTTGCTTGTTGCGAAGTCTGCAGTTGGACGGCCTGCGCGTGCAAATGGTGCAGCAAGGTCAACTAGGTACTGAGGAATTACAAGACCAGCAAAGGCAGATGTTCCAACTGCGCGGCGCTCGATTGTTTCTTCCTTTGTGTGGCGTGCTAGGCGCTCTTGTGCTGCGTAATCGTTCTTGAATTGTGCGTTGAACGCATCCTTCACGAATGAAACTTCAGCCTCTGGTGAGTATGTGCGTGCTTCGCGTGTAACAGTTGTTCCACCAACAGGTGTTACAACTGCCTT